AGCATCTGGAGGTATTACAAGTGTTGGGAACTTACGATTAAAATTTAATACAAATTGATGTCCTGATTTTGTCTGTAAATCTAATCCTACAGTTAGTCTAGGATTAAATGATGGATCTATAGTTGCTATTAATATATGATCCTCATCATAATCTGTGTCAACAACTTGTAATACGTCAGTGTTACCAAAACTTACTTGCTCTAGATATTCACCATCATTTACATGTTCCTGTAATCCTACTTTATTAACTAATACGCCATACTGCTCATTAGGGCAATATGTACTAGCAGGATCAAATCCATATCCTACGCCAGGTTTTGTAACTGCAATAGAATCTACCTTTCCATTTACAATGTTTGGTTTAAACTCTGCACCACTACCCTCTGGTTCGTTACATGTAAATTGTGCTCTAACTGATGCTTCTGTATTGACGTTTGTGCCTTTCTTTCTCATCAATACGCCAAGAATCTGTCCTATATCATCAACGATAGGTAATGCTTTGATAGGACTTGTTGATTTTAGATTATCCCATACCATTTCTGGGAAGCATGGTTTCTTATTCAAGATGCTGTTGTTACAATTGACTGCTGCACTTGAGATATTACCAGAAGAATCATAGAAATTAAGACCCTCAAACTTTTCTAGAGGTCCTCGTGTGTCAAAGTTCTTGAGTGATATACCAGTAGCAAGACCAGCTGCACTATCAAGATCAACTAATGAACCTGTAGCAGTATCAAATACCTTTTTAATTCCATTGCGATCAACAGCAGGAACAAAACCTTTGATAGGATTGCCCTTACCTACGATTGATATGGAGTTAGGAGGTTTAACTTTATACTGACTTGCTGCTTTTGCTGATTTTTCATTGCCTTTTGCCTTTGCACCAAGACCAGTCTCAAATACAGATGCACCAATAGCACATGATAGTTCGCCATCGCAAAATAGATCTATGAAATCTAATACTTTATTGAGTAAGTTTTGTATTTTATCTCTTGCACCTTTGATAGCACCTGTAACGCCTTTTAGCATATCCAGTGCACTTTGTATCATATCCATCATCTTCTTCATAATCTCACCGAGGAAGTTTTGAACTAAGCATAGTGCAGTGTCTAATACATTCTCTAAAAGATCACTAAGCATACCTTTGATAAAATCACCTAATTCATCTATCATTTGTTTGAATAAACATGATACAAGATCACCAACATCTTTAAGTTGTTTTCTAACTGCAGTATCTAACTCTGGATCTGGTATGCCAATCTCTTCAAGACCTTCCTTTACAAGTTTATTGACATCTTCCATAACGACGCCCTTGATGTTAGCAGTCAGTCCTGTAAGTTTTTTCTGTATGCGTTGTTGTGTTAGATTAATTTCATATTCTAGGTCAACAACTTTACCAGTCTGTTTGTCAATAAATTCATCTATATCATTCTTCTCTATACCACGAGCAAACTTCATAAACTCTGCCATAGGACCTTCTAGTTTTGTAGCAGTCTCTGATCCACATTTACCGTTACCAACTTGGACTGTTACTTTTTGTTTTTCTGTTGCTGCCTTCTGCTTTTCACTTTCAGTCTTTGCTGCACCACGTTCATTTTTAGTATCCTCTGTTCCTTCCTCATTCTTATGTCCTTCATTGTTTGTAGGTGCTTCATCTACACCTGACTCCTCATTAGTTTGAACTGTACTACCAGTATTAGCTGCAGAACTACCATCACCATTATGATCTGGAAACTTATAGTTTGGTGTTGCTAACTGAGCAAATCCTTCCTCCTTTCCTCCTGCTACACCATAACCACTAGTCGGGTTCTCGTCACTGATTGACCCCATAACAATAGGAATCTGTGCAGATGTACCATCCATAAAGAAACCAACAACCCAACTGTTAAGTTGTAGTTGGTGCACCGATCCAATACCAGAACGTTGTGAATATATGGGTGGCATCAATACCTGTGCCCATGGTAAGTCTTTTGTAGGTAACTCTTTTCTGTTTGGATTATGATATCCTATGATTCTAACTTTTACTTTGTTAGTCCAGTCCCAGTCACCATAATCAAAGTCTCCTGCACCATCATCTAACTCAGCATTCCAAAATTTTGCACCATCATTCTCTACCTGTCCAATCCACCAGTTGAACCCTTCTCTACCTATAAAATTGGCAATACTCTCCATCATGATTCTATTTCCTCACCATCTGAGTCAGTATATAATGTAAGTCTGGAGGTCATTTTATCCTCACTACTCTTAAATGTTCTTTCAACTCTACCAATAACATATCTACCAGAAACTGAATAGTCTTGCTCTCTATCGCTAGTTCCTTTATATACATCTAATTGCACAACTTCACCTATCTCTAACGAATAATCTGCCACGAAATCAACTACCACTTTTTTAGCATAAAATAATTTTTCTCTTAAACTAGATTGTGAAAGTTGTTTTGTAAATCCTTTTGTATATGTACCCTCAGTAAATAATGCAGAGTCTGATATTTTAGACATGATTCTAGTGTATGTTGCGTTGGTATCAAATCCCTTGTAAAACTCTGGTGTTGTACGAGAGTTCATTACGCTGACATCACGATAATATTTATTGATGTTAAAGGGATGTTGTTTGAACTCCATGTTTTTCAAGTCAAGTGTCATGACATTACTTGAATACGATCCTAAATTTAAACCCTGCAACAAATCAACAGATGATTCTACAGTCAAAGAATCAAGTGGAAGAATTCCTGTGTCCTCCTCATCTTCCATTTCATCTGGATCATGTCCAACAACCATTCTTACTACAGGTTCTTTAGATGCAAATGAATCATAAGATTCAAAATTATATCCCCCTCTGGTTTGATAAAAAGCATATCCCGCAGTTGCTGCAGGACCACTACCTTTAGAAGCTGGTATTGCCTTTGATGCTAACCATCTTATTGCTGTAAATGGATTCCAATATGGTGATACAAATGAGAAACTATTGACACATGGTTCAAAATTTAGTAATCTTTCTGGTTCTACTCCCATCAAGTTACCTAGTATCTCTTCCTTTACGATATCATGTATTTTTATACCCATGCCCTTACCAAATCTTCTTGACACTTTATTAGCAGCGTTGTTTAAAAAATCTGGAGTGCACAACATCAATACTGCTGATGATTTTCCACCAACATTTCTTCTGTCCTGTATGTCATAAACAACAAATTGTCCACCAAGTTCTGTTTCATTTTTACTATCAGCAATACGAATGAATACAGGTTCCATGCCTTGTAGTTCTGATAAGAAACCAGTTTCACTATCAGTTACCTGTACTTCCATAGTCATCGTAGCTTGTCTAATGTCTTCAGTGTATTTGACATACAATACCTGATTAACTCCAATGGGAGGATAATCCGCAATGAAAAAATTTACTAGTTGAAAATTAGACTGAGTATTGACTGACATTAGAATTGAGACGTTGTATTATAAGTAACAATGTACTTGGATTTTTTAATTTTTGGTTGAGCAAGTGCACCACCTTCTGCTTGATATGGTTTAACAGTAGGAGTTGGTATGGCATCAGAGGTTCCAACAGCAGTAGCAACTTGCTTCTGAGTTTTTTGATCAGCAGAGTCCCTATTTTCCTGTATGGTTTTATCAGTAAGTTCTGTTAAGTTAGTTACTGGTTCTTTATTAAGAATTCTTTTCTGTTTTTCTCTCTCTGCTTTGAGTTGCAGATATCGCTCCCCTGACGACATAGTTCTATTTCTAGTAGCATAAGCAGCTGCTGAGTTACTAACAAGCGGATGAGTATTCATTGACGATAGTTCCACAAAATTACTAGGACCTGTACTCATCGTATTACCACGACCACCAAATACACTGGTTGCATTCATTATCATACTACTACGTGGTTTACCAGCTTTATTTTGACTGCTTCGAGAAACTCTGCCATCACCCAATCCTATGCCATCAGCAGTTCCTGTATATGGTGCTCTTCTGCCTTCAGTAGCATCTCCCTGTGTGACGATAGCTGAACTATCACCTGATCCAGAACTAGAACCATTATCACTAGCACCGCCAGTATTGCCACCAGATTTTTTACGAGTAAAGAGATTGAATATTTTAGATAGAAGACCACCTATAACAGTTCCTTTTTTAGATTTATTATCATTATCTGCTTCATCATTAGCAACTTCAGTACTAGCAGCACCTAAATTAAATGCGTCTGAAATTTTATTAATATTTCTGTTTAATATCTTAGATGCTTCCCTACTTGGTGCAGGAATTTTTTCTAGTAAATCTGTTATTGCAACAGCAGCAGACTTAACAGGAAGTGCTAAGGCATCCATAAATGCTTTCTTCATCTTAGGATCTATGTCAAACTCATCTTCTAAATCTTTCTTTACTCTGTTTTTGACTTGATCCTCACCTATTCCTGCATCCTCTAACTTGTCAACCTTTGATATTTCTCCTGCCTGTGGTAGATCAGGATCTATTCCCATTGCTCTCTTTGCTCTACGTTCTTTAAATTGTCTTTTTCTCTCTTCTGGAGTTAAATATTTTCCAGTCACAGGATCCACACCCATCGCTGCTACTGGATCTGGAACAAGATTTTGTGTTGGTTGTGCTACTGGTGCTACTTTAGGTCTAGATGTTACGTCAGTGGCATTTACATCAACAGTTTGTTGAGACGCAGGAATACCCATTGCCTTTGTAATGGCACTAGGATT